CGGATAACGAGAACGAACGTTCTCGGGCGAGGGGTTTAACCACTCGACGGCCCAACCGGGTTAATACCGGTTGACTAGTACACTATAGTGCACTACGCAGTAGGATGCCAGCCACCGAACCAATTACCAAATTGGATCGGACCACTTCCAGATACGTAGATTACGTTTACGTATTTTACAACTGATATCCTTAACCGAAAACTCAAGATTTGCAGAATCACTCTGCATCTCCTGGGTGCGTTTAAGGAAGTAGGTTAAAGGACCATCCCCATGCCCCTCACGATTTCGCGTGAGTGTGCGTATGGATTGGTCCAACCTATTCAGAAGTTCTGGATCCGGGCTGTGGCCTGTTAAGGCCTCCAAGTAACCGCCAAAAAACGGCTGCTTGGTTGCTTCTTCAGCAACACGCACTAAAACAGTAGCATGAAAACACGGTCCGACTCGGATTCTTTTACAGAATCCGAAGCCAGGCTGTACTTCAGCTAACGTTCCAATGAGTGCTCCATCACCAACACCCTCAGGAATACGAGGCTTAGCCCAATATTCGGGGAGGTGTTGAACGATCCAACTGTGAACGGAAGAATACTGGGTGGCATAACCTATGCCAATCCAGCGACGCATATTATTAGCTAATAAAATAAGCTTCATAATTTCGTCTTTCTTGGTTTCACCGTTGGTCTTGTGATAGACCGGGGAAACATCGTAACCGTCAAAGTAGTGTTTACCACAACTTTCACGGAACTTACCTGTCCAGAAGCTTTTATCCATGTTGAGCGTAAAGCCAACATAGTCAAAAACTTGCTGTAAGGTTGGTACACAGCGACTTGGGATGATAATATCATCTCCATAGACGCTAACGATGTCGTCCTTCGAGGTTACAGACTTGGCCAATGCCCAGAACAGGAGAGATTCCAGTTCGAACGTATAGCCATTTCCCATACTACTTACCTTCTCATAGTTGATTTCCGTACCGTCAGGTAGGATACCAACTTCCGAGCGGGTGAGCATAATTAACTCAGCCCAGCAAGGAGGAAGTAAGGCCCAAACAAGGCCTGTAGATATGGAGTCTGATGCAGCACTTAAATCCACAGTAGCAAGGTCTCCTGTTAGAGAGCCTTGTTCTGCGTAACGTTGGTTTATAGTTTGATCATCAAGATCAACGCCAACGGATTTAAGTCGACGACGAATGATAGAACCGATCCCTTTCTGAACATACATGTTCATCTGTGGCTCGATCGCTATCGTTCTATTCGTCTTGCGACTCTTAGGAACAGTGGTAATTCGGTTGCCACGTACTAGTTTGAACGATTGCACGTTTTCTGACCAAAGAGGAGACTCCTTAATCAGATAATCAGCAATCGGCGCACAAGCAGCAGTAACCTCTGGTGTTCTGCAATTGAACTTATGTGCAGCTGTACTCCCGTCGCGACGCGTCTTGTTAAAGGACGCGCCTGATGAAAAGGAACAGCTATCACTAAGTTCTGACATAGACGGCTGGGGCCCTAGTAAGCGTAGTATTTTTAGGCGAGCTTCAGAAATTGAAGCCTCACCGACACCTTTGGATGGGTGTCTACCATGCGAATCTAGAGAAAGTCTCTTGTTCACGTAACGCAATTTGCGTTCAGTTTCAAGAAAACTTTCATAAGCCGGAGCGTCTAAATCAAGTTCGTCATCGTCGTCAATTCTATCAGCAAATTTGCGAAGGATTTCAACACATAAATAATCGTGTCGAAAAACTTCTCTATCGCTATAGGATCGAGGGTCGAATCGGCTGGATACTTCTCCATAAGATTTGAACTCCTTTACACGACGAAACTCCGCGCTCAGCGCAGAAGTCGAACAAGCAGCGATCTTCCGCACTAGTGCGAGAGGATCGTTCGTAATAGTGTTATTGGCCTTTAATGGCTTCTGACTCATTACATGTCCTTAGAAGGAATACTTCAGTTAGTAGACTAAACCTGTAACTCATCGACATACTTAGTAGTAATGTTCGATGTTCTCGATAGTTGAAGCGATATTAGTTTCGCTCAACGCCGCTTTCACGAGCTCAAGAATTTGAGTTCGTTCAGCGACAGGCCCTTGCATAGGTAATAGGAATTCAACGTGACCACGTGTCACGCCGTCTACCGTTACCATGTCCAGTGATTCATCAGCCGGGTTCTTGACATTAAGTCGAGGAACCGCAATCTGAAGCTTCACACGGTACACTCCAGAAACAGCGTTAGACGCTGGTTCGGAGATGCTATGGGTTAATGATGGGTAACCAACAGGAACTCCTGTTGATTGGTCACGGAAAGTGGCCACATCATTCTTATCGATAGTCACTGGTTTAAAAACGCTACTGCCTGCAGTAGTTGTAAGAGTAATTTCAGCTAACGCTGGCATAATGATCACCTACGGTGCGTTACGGACCTATCGAATTTTTAAATTCGATGTGATTAGATCCTTAGTTTGATAGAGTAGTGCTGATCCTGTTACCGCATGCCACAAAGTGGACGGATAACGAAGAGGCGGAAGCCTCAAGGACGGTGCACTGGTAAAAACTCCTCGAAGAACGTCTTTCTCCTTTACGGTGAAAGAACCCTGGCCTTCAGTAAGATATCTATAAGAAGATGTCTCATGAGTGCGCGGGGTTATGTTACAAGTTACCTCACAATCACTAGCAGTAGTGATTGAGCCTCCTAAGTAATTAAGACCGGTATCAGCCGTCATAGCTGATATCCAAGTCCCGACTGGAATAAACCAATCGATTACGAAAGAGAAAGGTATTTTGTCCCAAACGACTTCAAGCGGGTTTACCAAACCTAACATGCTAAGCATATATAGATCTGGATTTCCAACTGTCCAGTCAGTACGACATACGACAGTGGTTTGACTTTTAGATGTAGTGGTTGATCGCAAGAACGGGCCATATGGCGCCGTACCTGTATCTCTCACGTCTATCTGATCGTCAAAGTTTCGTATCATTACTTGACGTCCGGTTACACGCGGCATCTGTTTTGCAGACGCAACGTGTGGGGCAATTTTAATTAACCCCTCGATGTCTTGTAATAAGGGACCCCAAGCGAATTGCAGTTCAAGCCATTTTGACGATAAAACGTTCAAAATGTCTTTGTCCTGCTCACTTGTGTCTCTTAGCCGACGGATCCTCTGCCGCATAGAACTAAGTTCATGTGGACGGAAGACTCCATTAGCTGATACGAGCAATTTTGCAGCGTCAATCACACGGCCTCGTCTAAAAAGACGTAGGGCACGTGAGAACGTTCGATACGACTGAGCAATAAAGCTTAAAGTCGGATTGAGTTCTGATAAGAACATCCCCAGATGAACCGGGGAGTCCTTTAACTGATTGTACGATTGCGCAATTGCGTAAGATTCCATTTCATAACGATCACGGTGATTCCCTTTATGCTGCTGGTTTGTTACAGCGGCAGGGTACTCATACCATAAACCTTCACGACGAACGAAATTATATCGTGAGTCATTAGGATATCGTTTCGACTGCTGTTCAACTTTAACATCAAAACCAAGGTTTCCCCTGGACTGCTGTATAAAGTTGTAATAGCGTGCGTTGAATGGGTTTGGATCTCTGAATCCATCTATGAGTTTGCTGTTCCGACCGGAACGGTCAACCTCATAGCCAGGTACCAATTTAGAACTGGTATCATGGGACGGACTAGCGATGCTAGAACTATAACTATACACGTCTCGATTGAGACGGTATTGGTTACGAATGCTTACACTCAAAGGTTTACCTCCATAAATCATGGACCTAAACCGAGTGCGCGCACCCTTTGTGGGTAGTAGGTAATACTATCCCGGTCCTAGTGACCAAACGACCCCCTTCATG